GCCCGGCAAACCGCGCGGCTTCCCACTGCTGGCTCGGCTTGCGGGCGCTGATTTGCAATGCATAGACCGGAACAGCGGGATCAATCGCACAGCTGTCACGCAGGCTGGCCGCGATTGCCGCATCCGGCAGCAGCGTCAGTTTGCCTGGCGCTGTGGCGCTGAGATTGAAAGGCCGCCCCAGGCTAAACAGGGTTTCGCTGATATGACACGGCGACTGGCTGGGTTGCGGCAGCAGATCGGTAATCAGCGGATGGGGATGGCCCAGGGCGATCACTCTGGCAGGACGCACTGTTTTAACCCACTTCAGGCCATGCTGATCCCAGCGGCTTTTTGCCAGAATCACCACATCGTAACGCTGTTTTTTCAGGGTCAGCATCAGCTTCAGTCGCTGTAATACACAGGCCAGTCGTCCCTGCCCTGCCTCACGGTGATGCAGTTTGGTGTAATAGAAGAGCTGCCGGATATCGGGATTATGCTGCAACACTGGCGCAGCGTAATTGTTAGTCAGCACGTCGACCTGATGCTGCCCCGATTGCGCCAGCGCACTGATCAGCGGCGTGGTCAGTAAGGTGTCGCCAATATTATCCCGACAAATAATTAAAACCCGCATGTCTGACATCCTCTGCGCAAAGGCTACGCCGTTCTGGCTGAATAAAAGTAAGACTCGCCCGGTTAACGTTCTGAAAACGGTAACGTAACGGTATAGTCAGCAAATTAGTCAGCGCAGTGTCAGATTGGTTCCATAGTTGCGATATTGTTAAAATATGAGGCCAGCACGACAGGCCAGAGACAGGCCTGAATTATTAACCGGATTATTATTTTTACGGCGTCGGCCATGCCGGGCCAGCGTATAGGAAGGAAAAGGCCGCCCATGGCGGCCTGAGGTCTTTGGCTTGATGACCGGGATCGGTCAGTCGCCGCGGGTTGTCAGCAGGCTGATAGCCAGCGTCATCACGGGTTCCGGGTTGATTCCGGTAAACATTTGATGAATTTTTTCAGAAATGGCTTCACCAGTCACAGGCTTATTTTCAGCCACGATTTCCATCACCGCCTGTCCAAATAGCAGGCGACATGCCGCAATAGCATCACTTACCGCTTCATCATCCATAATATTCTCCCTCTGTATCGGCAGAAGAGTACACGTCTGCGGCAACCGGATCATGCGCGGCTGCTCTTTTTGCGGCACGGGTTACAAAAATGAATCAGCTGTAAGGATCAAATAGCGTGGCCCGACACATTTAATGCCGGGCGCTTAACTGATACTGAAAGAGACTAACAGAGAGTATCGTCTAACAAATGAAGAGCGACATTGTAAATCAGCACAGGCTCAGCATCGGGTAACATCACTTTTATTTTTTCTTCCAGTGCGCGGTTGGTGACGGGTTGTTTATCCGCTAATAATTCCAGCACAGCCTGACCAAACATCAGGCGACAGATGTATATAGCGTCTTTTGTGTATTTATCTTCCATAAATCCTCCTTATAAATGAGTTATTACAGTAACGATATTCAGACGCGGATGGATGACAGATATGCGCTCACTCACTCTTTTTGCAGTGGCATCAGACAATTCAATTTGCAGAGATATTAAAATGCCACTCAGTGAGAAATGATTTATCAGCACTCTCGCAGGGAAAAGCGCTCGAATAGTGCGATGCAGGAGGAATAAGCGCTTAGCAGAGTTCGAAGCGAGTAAAACGTTTGCTTGCTGAAGACGCTTTGACCGAAAAAATGATGCAAAGGGAAGGGAAAAGTGTGGAAAACGGGTATAAAAAAAGCCGGCATAAAGTTTTACTCTATGCCGGCTTAAACAGACATTACATATTTTCGATGATCGCGTCACCAAACTCTGAACATTTCAGCAGTTTAGCGCCATCCATCAGGCGTTCGAAATCGTAAGTCACGGTCTTGTTAGCGATAGCGCCTTCAACACCTTTAACAATCAGGTCAGCCGCTTCGAACCACTCCATGTGACGCAGCATTATTTTTGCAAAACAATGTTATCCAACTGATTTAATTGATTAAAAACCAAGAAAATAGTGCTCTACATGTCCTTTGTTAACGAAAATAAATGCTACAAAATCCAATAGGTTACATTGAGTTTTGGGGAAGACTTTTATCGCAACTCTGTATGAATTTCACTCATCACAATCTCAGATTGGCAGTGGTAACAGGCTAATAACAGCTACGCTCATTTTACGACTGGCAGGTCTGCAAAACGGGTCGTGTAAGCTGGTGAAAGCATCTCTCGCTTCATGGCCCATGATCTTTCAATCCCCTGCCCCGCAAAAAATAAATTGGCCTTCCCGCTCTGATTTAGCCCATCTAATACTCGCATCAGAGCTTCGCTGTTAGGCTGTGGCTTATATTCATCAAACAGATTGAGCTGAGACACACCTTGGCTGAAAAAATCGCCTAACATCACTCCTGCTTTCATATAACGGTGTCCATCTACCCATATGTCATCAAGTGCGTCCATAGCAACACGAATGATGTCGCGGGTATCATTAGAAGGTATAAGCAGCTTCCTCGAGGCCTGATTACCATAAAACACCTCACCCTCTGCGTGCGGGCTAGTCCGGACAAACACTGCTATCTGCTTACAGTACTGCCTTTCTTTTCTCAACTTTTCGGCTGCCCGCTCTGCGAAAGAGCAAACAGCCTGACGCATGTAAATGTATTCAGTAATGCGTGAACTGAATTACCGCGAGCACACTATCTGTTGTTTGGTTGGTGCGAACTCTTCTAACTCAAGGCATTGCTCACCCCGCAGTTCACGAACAGTTCTCTCCAGCACCACGTTAAAATGCTTACGGATGATGTATGTGCTTTGCTCCGACAGATCTTTCGCTGTAATAACGCCCATAGCATTCAGCTTCTTACTTATGCGACGGCCAACACCCCAGACATCCTCAACCGGCACAAGCGCCATAAGTTTCCTTTGACGCTCTATGTTCGACAGGTCAAGTACTCCGCCTGTTTTTGACCACTTTTTTGCAGCGTGATTTGCCAACTTCGCCAGGGTCTTGGTTGGAGCAATGCCCACACCTACGGTGAGATGTGTTTCTTGCTTGATGCGCTCCCTTACCCGGCGTCCGAAGTCCTCCAGCGGTTCAATACGGCTCATGCCTTCGAGATTTATAAACGCTTCGTCGATTGAATAAATTTCTACTGCTGGGGCCATACCCTCAAGCGTAGTCATTACCCTATTCGACATGTCAGCATAGAGCGCATAGTTCGAACTGAAGATATGGACGCCATGCTTTCTGAATTCATCTTTAAGCTTGAAGTAAGGCGCTCCCATTGGTACCTGCAACTTTTTGGCTTCTGCGGATCGTGCAATGACACACCCATCGTTGTTTGACAGGACGACCACTGGTTTACCGCGTAAGTCAGGACGAAAAATCGTAAAGCTGTTGTGGATGCTGAGTTATACTCTGGCGACTTCGGTTGCGGGCGATTAATCTCAAATTAACCAACGCGGAGTCTGCAAAGAGAGGTACGGTTTTTACCTGCCCTGTCGATGGGATATTTTATATTACTTTTCAAGTCCGCTAAGGGTGAAAAGCGGACTTCCGATTAGGGATGAAAATACGCAGTAACCAATAAATAAAAGTTATGATTGACTAGATGAAGCTGGTGCCTGATATGTTTTTAAATAGTCGATAATAAGTTCTTCCATCATCGTAAAATCCGGAATTCTCGACCTAGTACGATTTTGATGTGCGATGGCACTTTCTACTTGCCCCTTTGTGCAAGGGTAGTTAAGTATTTTAAATACAATATCGCATATTTGACCGCATGTAAGATCTCTTTTATGAAGATAGGCAACTCTAGCAAGTAGTTTTGCATCATGTTCAGCAATGACTGTCCGATTAAATTGGTCGTCAATTTTCTGAGCCAATTTATATGCAACAAATTGCGTTCTAACTATGTCTCCATCATCGAGTTGTATTGGTTGACCGACATTTGAGAATTTATCTGGCCACTCTTCAGTAAGTTCAACATTAACTAGCTTTGCATTATGAATTAATGCATTTCTCAACGTAACTTTCCTAGTCCATCTTTCTATGAGCAACTTTTCCCCGTTCGTAATACCACCTTTAATTAACCTATCTATTTTTTTAATCATTTGTCCATGGCTATTATTTCGGATGTATTTACTTACTACTTGTTCTGCAAGCCAATTTTGTTGATCGTGATGGCTAAATGAAGAAGCAATTTCTCCAGCCGTAAATGCTATGGCAGACACCTCTATCAATGCAGGATTTATATATATCGCCCGCTTTGTTTGATAATAAAGATATGTTTCAAAAGCAGTTACTATATTTGTTAAGGCATTTCCTCTTACTGACCAAAGCACATCATCTTTATAATTCAAATATTGTGAGGGTGAAACATCAATACTGCTAAATAAAGTCGCGCTATCGCCTGGATATTGAGTAATAAAGTCAATGCCTTTATATTTATCATCTTCCTCCCACCACCTTTTTGTATACTCAAAGGATGTTCGACAATACCAGTAACTCCTTATCTCAGCAGTCAGTCTACGCTGAAATATTTTAAAAGCAATTGATCTAATGTCTGCACTCGCCATATTTCACCTTTAATAATTTAAAGAATAATTATAAACTCGCCGAACAAATCTCAAAAAATTTAACAGCGAACCCCTCCACTTTCAAATATCAAAACATATTTTAAATAAATTACAATCTCTCATCCCATTACTTCGGCAATAAATTTATTTTCCATATTTTTTCTGTTGAGCTACCTCTCTGAAAACTTTATAGTCAAATGGTGAAGGATGATTAGTCCAACTTCCAGAAGTTTGATAGAAATCTAAGAAAAAATCATTATCATTTAACAAAGCATGAATGAAAAAAACCTCTCCAAACTCCTTATCATTTTCTATTAAAGATATAATCTCTTGTTTTTTATCCTCATCCATCATACAGCCAAACGTTATTGATTTAATGCTTTTTTTATCGAAATCGAACAAATGATATTTATTATTTTTCAGCAATGACGCTTCATTCAATGGTAATACTGCCCTATACTCTTGTTCATACATCCATTCCTCAGACTTTCTATAAAATATCTTTTTGAAGTTATTATCATCGATATCTTCAAAGGTTAAAAAACTTCTATAGTTGCTATATTCTACTTTTTTAATTTCCAGCCCTGCCATAAATGTAGTATCAAACTCGATAACAAACCCACTGTGAGAATTTGCATAGTGGGACCACATTAAGATATTGGTCCTTGGATCTTTTTTTTCAGGAACAGAAACTGACAGGAATGGATTTACATGGTCATTTGAAGATAAACAAAGGATACCAAAATTTCTAATCTTTTCTTTATATATTTTTTGGTAATTATCTAACTGACTCTCTCTTTCAAAAGAAAAAACCCTATCATCCTCAGAAAACTTTATACAATCGAACTCTTCTTTCGAAATGCGTGACATTGATTCCAAAAATTCACTAGATAGAGGGGTTATGGCTGGCACTAGCTCAAATGGATCGTTGAATTCACCTAATGGAGCGAATCTAATTTGACCATTTTCCAAAATATCTTTTCTTTCAAATGATACAAACTTAAAAAAAGCCGATGGATTTATCATCATTGTTAACCTTTAATTTCTGGAAATCCTTGCCCAAAAGCATGACACTCATAAATTTAACTTGCTGTATTTTAAATCATTAATAATTCAATAACATCCGTAGGACTCAGTAGCACACTGAGTCCTAGCAGAATTCAAATAAGTGGTAGTAAAACCAGTGCCACAACTCTGTTTAATTTGTGAATCACTGTCTAATGCCGTTATTTCATATCTTTAAGTTTCTGAGAGTAGCTAGATAGAATTTTAAGCACGGACAAATTGTAAAGATTAATAATTTGTTGTGTGTGTTCGTCTGATAGATCCTTAAAGTTTAACCCTTCAAAGGCCTTAAAGAACATACTACAAGATTTAACGAAGTTTTTAAGATTAATTTCACGCATACCCTCGACCTGATGGGTAAATGCGGCAGCACTTTGGATTTTACCAGCGGGATGAATGATTATTCGTTTAGCTTCTAACCCAGGATAATGCTTTTCAAACCAAGCGCATGAGCGATTCATTTGCTCGGCTTCTCGTTTATTAACCTCTGAGCGGTTAACATCGACCTCACTCTTACATTCAATGAGGAGATAGTTTTTATCATCAAGAGCCCAGAGGTTGTCAGGACCCTCCTTCCACTCCATATCTGGACGCTCACCAATAAATCCGAGTGCAAAGCTCAATTCATTCAGAGCTTGCTCAAATTTATCAGCTTTAACACCAAATACAAGTCGCTCGAGAATATCCGAAACTGCGATATTTAGCTCGCTGTAATCATCGAATTTTTTAATCCATTTATGAATTCTCTCTACTCGCCCCTGACTACGTATTGTTAGCTTGGTAACCGTAACTCCAGTCGCAGGCTTAAGGAGCAGCATGTTATTTTTGTGCGCATTTATTTGTTGAGTGTGAGAATCCGCTCTTGCTGAATTGTACAAGTAACGAGCTCGCTCCTGGAGATACCAAGCTTTATCATTGGAGTCTACGCTACCACTGTCAAGAAGGTCTTGCAGGATTTTTGCAGCGCCACTGTAATCCCCCGCCATATAAGCTTTCTCAGCCTTAAATTCAGCTTCATAGATATTAAGAATATCTTTATTAGCGCCAACTGGTGTGACTTCACTCATTTGCTCGGTGTAATAGGTTTTCCAGTCATCATCACGGTTTAGGCACTGTTTAATCAATCCATAGAATGCTGTGTTTGGGCTTTCACCATCAGCTATTTCCTGCTTAGCCATTTTTCCAAGTTCAATTCCTATCTCAATCTGTTTAGCAAACTGGGGCGAAAGATACTGGCGAGAAGTCGCATCTCGAAGAGTACGCACAAGTTCAGCCCCTACCACAACGATGACTGAATAGTCTTTCTCGCCACGAACACTTCGTCCCATACCTTGTTCAATTGTACGCATTGTCTTAGTAAGTGTTGCTTTAGAATTAGGTCTTACGCGCTCGGCATAAAGATCTATCAAGCTTTCTGAGAAAGGTTTGGAATCAAACATTAAAATTCTGCAGGCTGAGTCGGGTAAATCAATACCGTCGTATCGGTTAACTAATACGATGGTCTCTTTGTAGCCACCCTGGAGAAGTTTAGAGATAGCATCGTCAACATTGTCTTTATCAGTGATTACTGCACCATAAGATTTCCAATCTTTTGATCGAGCAGCGCTTGGAGTCAAACCTACTCGACCGAATTTTCGCTTATCACTTGGAGTTGCTAACCATTTAACCAATTCCTCGCGATTGAGATTTTCATCAATAATGGAGGGTAAGAGGATCATCTTTTCACCTGACCACGTTTCTTTAGAGTAGGTCAGCGGTTGTGAGATTGTTTCGGCTGAAAGCTGTAAACCTTTGACAAGAAAAGCATCATCCGTCACCGTCGCAGACATGAATATTCGATGCTTTGCCTTAAAATAAGAGCCGAAAGTATCAAGTGGTGCAACATAGGGTTCGATCTCGATTGCCAAACCGGAGATAATACATTGGCAATGCTTAAGCATGTCTTTCAATAAAGGCCACGCGAATTTGATGGATTTGCGATCTGCTTCTTGTGCAAGAATTGAGGCTACTTCACTTTCATGGTTAAGCCAACTCCAATAAGGGACAGGAAGAAAAGCTTCCCTTTTCTCATTTTCAATCTCTGCAAAAGTACCGATTCCTTGTTGTTCGAGTTCGGCACGAAATAATGACAAAAGCCTTGCATAAGCTGGTTCATCTTTTGGAATGCGAATTCGACATTGTTCACGGATTCGGTCAGAGCATGCATGCGCATCGTCCATCAGAACAGTATCGAGTAAGATAGAATGGTTATGTAGCCCGAATTTTGTCATCCCATTAAAAAGTTTGCTTGCGGAAGTAACTAAAATCCGATCCCCATTAATGAATTCTTCGGGAAGCTCACCTTCACTAGTGCAAGTTCTGATTCCAAATTGTTTAGCTTGTTCACAAGTTTGATTGATCAAAAAATTATCTGGACAAAGATAGACAACCGGTGACTTTCCTGCGTTTAGGCGAGATTGAAGCATTAGTAAGCCAATTAATGTCTTACCTTGCCCTGTATGAAGTTTGACGATTACGTCACGTATTTTCGCCTGATCCTGATGCCAAGCTTTAAGTATCGCCTCCTGGGCTGGACGCAAAGGGCCCTTGTCATGCTGACGATCAAGCGTATCGTAAAGAGCTATCGGATCGGTTGGTTTTAGAGTAACTCTACCAGCGAGATGTTTTTTAAAGTTGACCATGTGACATCCTTGAGGATATTTAAATGATAAAAATATCTTAACAAGTTAAGTTGCAAATCGGAATAAGAACGAGTGCACTATTTGCTCAAATTTAAAATTCCAAAAAGTCACTGCGTCGCAAACTCATACGATCTACCCGGCCAAAAGTGCCGAATGTGTGCCTATCTTACATCAAATGCTACCTATCTTTAGGTAAGTTGCAAAGATATCTTTACGTGCTAATTATTTAAGAATAGAGATTTTTGGCGTTGACATCAGCTTGTAAAGCATTAGTGATCTTTGAACTTATAGTCGTGCAATGTAAGCAATTACATGTGGCAGGTTGCCTTAGATTAACTCAGTGTAATTTTTGTAGTGTCCGCTTTTGGTACAGAGCGAACATTGTGGGCTTTCAAGATCTGTTCTGCACCAACTGCGGAGTTGCCGGGGATTTTTATGCCTGTAACAGCACAGACAGCGCGATACTTACCGCTAGGTCATCACGACGTTCTGAGAGCTTCATAATCATATTAGCAATAGCTTCCGGCGTTACCGCTTCCTTCGAGCTCACAAGTTGCCAGACAGCCGCCCCCATAGCAATGCATGCTGCTTCGTATGCTTGTTCCTCAAATCCATTTCCCATACAGCTCCCCCTATTCAGTGAGTCCCGAATGTAACCTATACAATTACTCTTGAAATATTAAGAACTCAGATTTGCGGCACGTCTTCCAAATAATATTTATTAGATACAATGCATAACAAAAAACCCGGCATAAGCCGGGCTGGTGTTGGCGAAATCAGATAACAAAGTAAAACGAATATAGGGAGCTGATTATTTTATTTAAACCCAAAATAGTGGCTATCCAGATTAAAGCGCACCCCATTAGCATCAGCTTCCACACAGTCTTCCTTTCCATAATACGTTAGCCTCCTCTAACAACAATAAAATATACCCCCCCTCTTCTCAGTCATAACTGGTTGTACCGATCAATAATGCGAGATTGATCGGTGACACAGATCGATTAAGTTAACCCATTGATAATTAATAAAATCAAAGACCACACTTTTCCTACTGGACTATTTTAGCCACCAGCAGCCACATACATCTCATTTAGGTAGTCTTTTAATGCAGCCTCAGCTTTCTCAGATGTTGCATTGCTCCCATCAAAGGCGTACCCAAAACGAAAACGGTAATTCAGTATCGTTCCACCCAATACCAGCGAATAACAGCACACTAACTGTTGAGGATCAGTTTCGGTAATTTCAATAACATCAAGAAATTCAAAATCAACATTGCAATAACCTCGTTCATCAGGCGCACCAAGACCATCAATCATTGATTCATCGGGAATAAATTTTGCTGTAAATGTCATTAGACTGGTCTCCACGGATCAGAAGGATTATTAACGGGATACCACATGCCGTCATTTGACGCGTATAGCATCTGCATTTTTGGCGTGCGTGTTGTATCGATGCAGAAACACATCCCGTAAGTGGTTTTAGCTGGGTCTGGCAGTTCTGCGTATGTGTAACGAGGAAAGCGAATAGCATCATTAAACTCCTGATACTGCATATATCGCTTTTCACCATTAATAAAGATAGATATCCAGTCCGTTGCAGAGATGGATTTGACACTCGATGAATCCAAAAGTAAGTCGCCTGAATCCAAATCCATGCCGAACCCATTTCCGCCATATGTGCCAGAGTTTATGGCCCAGCGTCTTGGTACAGTCACGTTGTTGGCAATGTCATCAACATTGGATAACTGCGAGTTCGAAGGCACAAAGTAAAATGGCGAGCCTGAACTCATGCGTGGGATGCTGTTTGTCTCAATGAAAACTCCGGTTGCCCGCGCATATTGTGCGACCTTCACATAGATGTGTAGGGTCTGCCAGCTATGTACGATTCTGATCTCTTTGACGGGAGTACCACCTTCTCCATGCCAGTGTGCTTCTATTGTTCCGGTAGTGGCGTCGTTAGGTTTTTTCATCTCAACATACAAACGAGCTTCACCGCCGCCGAAATTCGTTGATCCTGGGCGTGTGACAGGCGTCGCCGTGGTTTCCCAGCCGGATGCACCCAAGAAACGCACTATCGCTGTGTGGCCCAGTACAGGCAGTACGATGCGCCCGACATAGAACCATGTCTCAGCATTATTGGAATTTTTTAAAACTGTGTCTGAGTAAGTGAAATATGCAGCCAAACCAGACCGCATGGATGCACCTGTAGCCGTAATACTGGTGCGGCCCTGATCCATTGCGTTTGTTACCGAAGGAGGCAGGCTCTTTCCTTTATCCATGTCCGGCGTATAGCCAGATAAGGTGTCATCAAGCGTTGCGCCCTGAGCGTAACGGCAGTTGAATTCAACTGTTTTTGCCCATTTTGTTTTAGCCGGATAGGTGGAGTTCTCCATTATGACGGTATTCAGAATCCACCCGCCTTGTGAAATATCGTAGGTGTACTCGTTATTTGAAAACCAGACGTTATACATCAGGCTCTGACCGCAACGAATCAATTGCAGTACATCAACAGTCGTATTGCTTGAGAAGTTGCTGTTTGTAATTTCTATTGCTGTGGAGTGGTTCCAGCCGCCCTTTTCAGTGTTCGACCAACCTGCCCTTAAAAATCCGCCTGACGCTTTTGAGCAGTAAATCTGATCAAATTTGGTATCAATGGTGTCCTGAACATCAAACACCAGACCACCGGTATCGTTGCAGCGAAACGATTTAACGCGAATGTACTGACCAGCAGGGCAAACGTTTTTATAAAACGGCGTTACCGTGCCCGCGCCTATCAGGTGCAGACCGCTGATTTCCATCCTGCGAGCATTGACCTGAAAAACCGGTGTGGTTGACGTCTTATCAACAAAATACACGCGTGTCAGAGGAACAGCGCCATATTCCACATCAGGACCACGAACCCGGAAGGTGCCCTGCTCTGCCTCGCCCGAAAGGTCGAATGTCGAACTCAGGGCTATCTCACCGGCCGGTGTTCGTACTCCAACAGAATTCCCTGACTGCCCCTGCATGCCATAATGCATCCGTTTTACGGCGGGCATGTCGTCCGTCACGCCATCCATCACCGCGCCATAGTGCGTTACATTCAGCATTTCAGGGGGGCAATTGCGTTTCCATCGCCTGCCGCTCTTGGTAACGATGACATACCCGCCATCGTCTGCCGATGTGGCGTCGTCCTGCCAGTACACAAACGTGCCACCGCCTCTCCCCGTGCCGATAGTGTATTCACGCACAAAGATGCGCTGCCCATCCATTTCGGGCTCTGTTGAGCGCAGCGTTATGATGTCAGGACACTGACCTATCTGTTTCAGCCCGTCATTGCCGGCCAGCTCCTGACGCAGCGCAGCATCTGCAACGCCCACCAGCTGAGCAGAGTCAATGGCCCAGCTGGTGGTATCATTGCCGGTAGTCGTCCAGGGAATTTCTGTTGCGCCAGTGAGTTTATAGAACTCCCCCTGATAACGAATAATCTGGTTGTACGAATTGATAGTGAGCGGACCATTCTCATAGTCGCCGACCACCTCATAGCCCGAGTTTTGAATGAAATAATTAAACTGATCGGATTGGCTGGTGATCTGGTCGGTGAACTGTTTTTCCTGCCCGCTGAGCTGGTTCTCAAAATCTGCCTCCATTCCGCGTATGGTTTTATGCCTGCCGCCGAGACGATCTGTATATTCCCCCGAGGGTGACGTAGTGAACTCATCGATTTTACCGGCGTTAAATTTCAGGTCGCGGGGCGATTCACTGGGTACTGGATTTTTAGTTGGTTGGGTAGCCATATTTTTTCCATAAAAAAAGCCAGCGCGAGGCTGGCTTGGTGATGGGATGCGTTAATCAGGGGTAAATCAGGTCGCTGTACTCTGTGAGGGTAAGCGCTGTCGTCCCATCGCTGCCGGGCTGTTTTTCAGTAATTATCCAGCGCGTGGCGTCGAGCTCCTCAGTCGTGGCAATCACATATCTCGATGGGGATTGCACCTGATAACGATTATGTCCAGCCAGCTGGCCCATGGCGGCGGAAACTCGATCAGATAGTCATCGAACTCGTCATCAGAGTTTTTCAGCTCTCTGGCAACCACGTTTCCGGTCCAGGTAAACGTTGATCCCTTCTGGTTCCATGTCGGAAAAGCTGTAAAGTGCAGCTCCTGAACCTCAGTACCTGTATCCCCCGTACCAGTCGAAACGCGCATGTTGAACCACTGATTACAGTTATCCAGATAATTAGGGCTGCGTATTCAGGCCTAGGTCTCGGCTTGCCTCGTCTGCCTCATCCCAGCGCGCCCGCCGCAGTGCGGTAGTCAGCTCCGTTCTGGCAATTCTGTTAGCGCGGCGTTTTTCAATACCTGCCTGCGCGGTAAGGTTTTTAGCCACCACTGAGGGGTGAAGCCCGCGCCCGATGCCCTCAGTCAACACTCGCGCCATGTTCCGTTTAACCTCTGCCGATAACCCCTTCATCTCCTCAAACACGCGCGTGTAAACCAGTGTCATTCGTCGCTGATAGGGTTCGCTCATTAGCAGGGACTGGAGGGATTGCCTGTCAGCCAAGTAGGTTGCTGACTGCTGGGACAGGTTGGCAAATGTCTGGGCGGTTCCGCGTACAACGGCAACCTCAACGTAATTCTCAGTGAACCAGTTGTTGTTTTGGTTTCCCTCCACCAGCACGGCATCGGTGAGAATGCTGGCGTCGTTGAGAACCATGTTCAGCAGAACCGGATCGAGCTGGTATTCATAGCGGGCGTTAATGGCGAGGGATGCCGGGAATCGCTCAAGAGCGTCTTTATAAAATTTACCGACCTTCTTAATACGTCTGGCAAAATCCTTCATCGCCTTGCGTTCTAACTGGTCAATGCCGGTCGGGTCTTGTTTGTTGCTGGGTAGGATTGCGGACTTAGGCTTTTTACTCCTCTTGGTCATCGTCGTCCTCCGGCAGCGGTTTACCACCACCAGGCTCATAGCCTGCCGCAACACGGATTTCATCAACCGTGAACACCTGCTCTCCCGAGGCGAGCGCTGTCTGGTTGATGCTGCTCATTTTGCTGGCGCTTTCGAGTTTGTCAGAGGGCGATTGCTCGTTTAGCTCATCCCAGACGATGCTAAATTTCGCCACCGGCTTGATGATTTGCAGGTATATGAGCTTATCGACCATATCCTCAATGTCGAACGACAAATCACCCCGGCGTGACTGGCAGCGACTGTTAAAATAAATTTGGTCCTCAGTGCTGGCCCGCTCACCTGACTGATTGCCAACGATAATGCGTGAAGGAATATCAACCGAAGCACAAAATGTCTTCAGGTTCACCTCATAGGTGGGCTGCGGGTCAGAGACGGCATTAACCATCGATGTGACCTGAGCACCCTGAGTAATTAGTAGCGTATCGTTACCACGATTTAGTTCCCGTGCGGCTTCGTTAAAACGCTCCTGCAGTTCATCGACAGTGACGCCATACAATGAGGCCAGATTTTTGAAATCGACCTCTTTGTCGAAGTTGATGCTCTGCTGGCGCGCTGCATTCTTCAGAAACGACTCACCAGAGCCGCCTTCGACTTTCTCCAGGCTGACGCAGGCGTTATAACCCGGCTCCAGAAAACCGATCTCGTCATCTGACATATCGCCGATGATCAGAACGCGGTCAGGGTGAATTTTATGCTGTGCAGTACTGCCGTCCGATAGCGTCTCTGTGTACTGCCACATCGTGATAGCGCCATTGCTGTCGCGGGTGGCAACCTTCAAGGCGCTTGCCCATACAGGCGTGATTTTTTTCAACGCCTTGCCCTTAACAACAGGAGCTTCCCACTCCTTGCTGTCTTTGACGTGCAGCAGGATGCCAGCACAGCGTCCCACCAGCCGCCTGACGTCAGCTTTGGCAAATGCGCGCCAGAATCGGTGATTGAATACCTGATTGCTGCCACGTTCCCACGCGGTTATCTCTCGCGATTCGTCAGATTGCTCACCCTCAATAACCTGCGGGTTGGTTTTCCAGCAATTTGAGGCGAGCTTATTTACCGCACCGTGAGCAATGCCGCCACGCCGGTACAGTTTGTACAGATCATCGAAGGTCAGGTTTTCTTTAAAGCCGTATTCGCACCATGCGCTCGCGCGCTTTGTATCCAGCCCCATGCCAGGGTTGAATGCCATTGCGCGCGCACGGGCCATCCTGACGTCATTCAGCGCGTGATTGACAGCGAGTGTTAATTTATCAGTCATGGTTTTCCTGCTGGTGGATTTCAGGCAATAAAAAAGGCCGCCTGAGCGACCTTTGGTTATAAAACTTTAATTATTTAAAAACGAACTTTTCGTAAAGTATGTACATACATCGTACACCGAGCTCACTACTGTGAAGTGTTCCGTTTATATAATGCTTATTGTTAGTGAGCACAAATTCCCAGTTGTCTTTTACAACCTTATTGTTTTCCATAAGACCTTCAGATACTAGCCATGCATGATCGCAGACAGAGAGAGCATCAATTAAAGCCTGCCCCTGCTTAGCATAAGCACTTCTAAGGTGCGCCTGATCCAACTGCTCAGGCATTTGGGTTAAAAGATACGAATATCTTGATATAGCTTTTTTAAATTCTAACTTGGCTTTAAGTTCATCCTGCTTTCGCCATCGATAGATTGCAATAATGGCAATTATCGCTGTTAGCGCAGTAAAAATAGCTGATATCGCAGACCAAAATGTCGACCATTCCATATGAGCCCTCCTAATAAGGGTTCATATATATCAGACTCTCAAAATTATGACCTCAATCATTTCCCTTGAAGCCGTTTTGGAATCATCATGCCCATCGTCTGAGCCTTGCGTTTGATGTGTCCATCGAGGCTGTATCTAATGCCATCCCAGCAGTGTTCATTGCCATCAGCCAGTTTGGGCAGCACCTCGCCTGTAATGCGATCAGTTTTGTAGGACCACATTCTGGCTTCGCGTGCCACGTTCTTACAACGTGGGTGGATTATGATTTCATCAAAGCCGCGCAGGTGGGCGATGCCATCCTCTACACTGCCCTGCCACTTCTCGGCCGCAGAAATATTGAATCCTTGACGCCTGAGATAGCTGATTGTTTCCGGGCGGGCTGAGTCAGCTTTGATGGGCCAATCGCGTGCGCCGGGGATAGTGTCATATAGGGCGAGCATGTGGTCGAGTTCGGTTTGCTGCCCATAGGCTTCGTATTCAACATAGAGCCGGTTATGCAGGATGAACGAGCGGGTGAGCGTATTAGGATCTTTGGCAAAACCGAAGTCAGCACCAAAGAAAAGCCGCTCAGCCTCTTTCCACAAATTATCCGAAAACTCAGCAACACGGTATTTACCTGCCAGCACCTGTTTGTCTGAGTTTTCGAGGTATGCACCCTCCCATACCCAGGCATAAGTTGCTGGATCGAGGCGGCGCTCATCGTTCTGGCGCTCGCCCTCCAAAACGTCAGGAAACCAGGGATTATCCGTGTAATTCATCTCTACGGTTATGCAGTCGTCACCAGCCTCTTTGCGGAATCGCTTATCAGTAGCGCTGCCGTCGCGCTCAGGGTTCCATGTCACCCAAATCTCTGATCCCTCTTCGCGCACTGTTGGGCTAAGTTTCTGCCAGGCGATTTCACTGACTGACTCAGCCTCATCTACCCAGCAAAGCAGGATGCGCGCCTTTGACTTGATGCTGTCCAGGTTGTGCCGTAGACCAGAGAAAACATATGTCACCGTTTTGTCGATGGTACGGATGTATTTATCACCAATGTCAAAGTTGGACGCCAGCCAGGGCACGGAAATGATCGCCTGCTTAACCTCCTGCATGCTCGACTCCTCCAGTGAGTTCATGAACTCACGCGCACAAAGGATCACGCCGCTCTCGCGGTTCATCATCGCTTGATATGCCCTGACGGCTGTCATCAAGGCAAACGTGCGTGTCTTTGCACTGCCGCGCCCACCATGTGAACAGCGATAGCGTTTACCTACCGCAGTAAAAAGGGGGGCAAGTTTAGCGGGAATTGGAAGTTGTACGGCGTCACTCATGCTTAGGCTCAACGGGTAAAAGCTGAATCACAGTTGGTTTTGATGCCATGCTGCCATCAGGGCTGGTGTGCTCAAACTTCTGCCGGTTAGTGTAGGCTTCCCCAACCTCTTTGGCTGCCTGTTCCATCAGTGATGCGGCCAGCGCAAGATTATGCATTTTTTCGGCCTTGTTCATCATGCGATCAAGCGTGCGTAGACGATAAGATTTATTGGCAATCGGGATGTCAGATATTTCAGTCTGAAACCGGGTGCGTGTGCTGTTAAATAGAGCGACCCACTTTTTTGCAAGCCCCTTGCCGCTGGCCTTTGTTGGGTCATGTGATTCTATCTGTTGAGGTGTAACTTTAATGCCAAATTGTTTTTGGACGGCCTCAGCAACAATCCCTAGCGAATCAAAGCATGCAAGTGACTGAATGATGAAGGCTTTCACCTCTGGTTTTAATGCAGCCATATTTCACCATTCTTCCAAAGCATTCTAAAATTTACGCCAGCTTCATCAGGCACGTTCCACAGGCTCTGGCTACATTAAGCTGTGACACTTCGGCGGGCTGACATGCAGCTTCCACCAATTGCTGAACATCAACGCTGGCACCATATCGGCGGACAACCCCAACGAACTCCTCAACATCATGCCCTCGCATTGTCATAACTGGCCGCCCCTCTGAATTGAATTTAGGCGCACCGAACTCATCACGCGCCTGCGCAATGTGATAAAGCTCATGCTCTACAAGAGCGCAGAAGTCGAGGTCACTGCATTCACAGCAGTAATCTGCTGCCAGCGTGATGATGAATTTTGGAACATATCCGAACCATTCGTGCATCTGTTGCTGCATGCGCGCCTTCTGCCAGCCACCTGCCCGCATGGTGATCTCCTCAGCCTGACCCAGCACAGTTCTGCCGCGTTTAGTGAAGGCGGTCGATGCCCATATAAACCGAATATCGGCATGCTGTAGATGGAGATGTTCAGGATTGTGGAGTGCTCCCTCTTCACTGAGGATGTGTTCAGTGATCCACTCATGAATTTCATTGGCAGGGGTCAGGCAAATGTAGGGATTAAATTCATTCAAAATAATGTGTGGTGGTTGCGGTCGGTTTAACTGGTCAATATGCATGGGCTTAACCTGTACGTTTAGTTACTACTATCTCAGCCTCTGTACCAGATGCAACGCGCAGCCATACTACCCATGGAGCGTATATATTCATAACGCGACCGGCCTGATGCCAGGCGCTTGAATCTGCGCTGTCGCTCAATGCCGGGACGCTGTAGTGAGTAAATATCTGGTCCATTTCCGTCACTCAACCTCGCAGGCCGTTCGAGGTGATAAGGTTTCTGCCAGCTCTATTACAACGACGTTCAAAAAGGCCAGGAATCACTGTGGACTGACATGGGCTGAAGGTGCAGCACCTACCTTTCATGAGCAGCGTTCGCTATCGGAACGTCTGTATCGTGAACAGGGTGTGGACACTCAAAAGTTACTCGGCCATAAGACTCAGAAAATGACTGATCGCTATAACGATGATCGCGGCAAAGAATGGATTGTGGTTGCTGTGTGATGCTGATTTTATAAACAGTTTTGGGGAAGAGTTTTGGGGAAGTTTTGGGGAAAGAAGGCGTGAAATAAAAAGCCAACACGATTTTTACATTCGTGTTGGCTGTATGTTACGTAATGCGGATTACATATTTTCGATGATCGCGTCACCAAACTCTGAACATTTCAGCAGCTTAGCGCCATCCATCAGGCGTTC